TGGCTACATATCGAAACAACTTGATATCTCCGATGATCTATCCGAATATCATTTACAATGCGGCTATCAAGTATAACGACGCCTTGGTTCTTGTCGAAACAAATGACATCGGCCAACAAGTAGCAGACATTCTACACTATGATCTTGAGTATGACGGCGTTCTCGTAACTGCCAATAATGGCAGAACAGGACAAAGTCTTTCAGGTGGATTTGCGACTACGACGCACTATGGTGTCAAGACAACAAAGCAAGTCAAAAGAGTTGGATGCGCGACGCTCAAGACTTTAGTCGAGTCTGATAAGTTCTTGATCTATGATTATGACACTATCTATGAGCTGACTCGCTTCTCATTGAAGAACAGTTTGAAGGGCAATCAGTCTTACGAAGCCGAAGATGGTAACGATGACATGGCCATGTGCTGTGTTCTCTTTGCATGGTTGACTACTCAACCGTATCTGAAGGAGATTACGAACGTCGACATTCGTATGCAGATCTACGAACAAAACGAGAAGATGCTCGAACAGCAGATGCTTCCATTCGGGCTCATGAGCACAGGAGACGATGAGCATGACGAAGAAGTCAATGAACCTCTCTTCGATGGTGGACCAAGAGACGATTTCTGGACAGCCAAGAAAAGCGGATTCTTCGAAGGAAACTTTTGATATGGACGATTATAATTTTGATATAAAACGTATGTTAAGAGCATTAAAGCATGCATTATTACATCCTACAAACGGATTGATTTTTATTGCTCAAGTAGTTAGACACGGAAGTGGACCTTCTCTCAAATACACATATAAAAAAATGTTAGAATCACGAATCGGTGGAGAAATGGCTTTTAATAATGAAGAGATTTCAAGTTATATTCCCACGCTCGCTGATCGACCAGAAAATTCTATTGGCCGAATTTGTTATGAAAAGTTTAAAGAAGAACAAATAAATGTAGTAAAAGTTAGTCGAAGACAGGCAAATGATAAGTGGATCGAAGCTAAGCATCCATACAGTTGGATGGCTAAACGCTATCGAGATACTCATGACATTTGGCATATTCTTACTGGTTATCCAACAACCGTAGATGGAGAAATGTGTATTACTATGTTTTCGTTTGCTCAAACACGAGCTTTAAGTTGGTTGGCTATTAGTTTGACTATTCTTTTTAATGTAGGCGGACCATTAGGATTAAGAAACCTTACACTTGCACATCTTAAAATGTTATATGAAGCATATCGAAATGGTAAAAAAGCTAAGTTCTTACTCGCAGAAAATTATGATAAATTATTATCTGAAAACTTACACGATGCTAGGAAAAGACTCAACATAAAGCAACCGCGCTTTTTCATTGACAAATCTCCTAATTTAATGAAGTTATAAATAAAGCAAATGCAACTTACATGACTAACCTTTAAAGGGAGATAACAATGGCGTTTCAAGTCAGCCCGGGAATTAACGTTTCTGAAATTGATCTTACAACAACTGTTCCGGCACTTGCGACTACGGTCGGTGGTTTCGGCGGAGTATTTCGTTGGGGACCAATCGGAAAGTTTGTTCTTGTAGATTCAGAAAATACACTCGCAAATCGCTTCGGTAAACCAACTTCAAGTAACTACGAAACGTTTTACACTGCTGCTAACTTCCTTTCTTATGGAAATGCACTGTATGTATCGCGTGCAGGAACTACTACAGGTTTTGCTAACACTTCAACCATCACGCCGAATGCAAATACGACTCTAGAAGCCAATGGTACTGCTCTTGGTCTTACAGCCGGTCTTCGCGTACAAGGTGACGGCATCGCAGAAGATACATTCGTAACAGCGGTAACAAACTCTGCTATTACACTGTCAAAAGCTGCGACAGGAACTACTTCAGCTCTACTTTCATTCATTGCTAACAACCGTGTTCTTTCGGCTTATGCTGGCGATACAGCTGCTGTAGTTGCTTCGAACGTTGTAGTAAGAAACACAGAAGAGTTTGAAAATTATGGTGCAACGAACACCATCTTCACAGGAACTGAGTTTATTGCTCGCTATCCTGGTGCACTTGGCAACTCGCTAAAGGTTTCGATGTGCGATAGCGCGGCTCAGTTTGCTGAGACAGTTACATTTGAAACCAATACAACCTGGGGTTCAACGACTGCCAATACGTATGCTCTTGCAGATCTTACATCGGCAACAGTAGCTATCAACGTAGGTAGCAATACTGCTAACGTAGTGTTTGTATGGTCTGGAAATGACTTCGCTGATCGCGTAGCAGATTCCGCAAGTGCACTTACAGTTGGTTCTAACTCAGTTTCTGCAAACGTCATCACTGCAAACGGTCACGGTTTCACTGGAAACACAACCGCAGTGTGGTTTGCCTCGGGAGCTGCAAACACGCTTAATACTATCCAAGGTCTTTCTGAGGGCGTAACTTATTACGTTCAGACTCTTAATACAAATACTTTCTCGCTGTCAGCAACATCAAATGGTACAGTTCTTGCTATTGCAAACGGCGCCGCTAACTCAGACGTGTTCATCACGCCGCAAACAGCAACCGACCTTGGTCTTACGCTCGCTCAAGCACGTCTTGCGGTGACAGCTCTAAGAGACAAGCTTACAGTTGGCGACTATGTAGAAGTTGGTAACACTTCAGTTGGCAAGCAGAACATGAAGGTTGCTTCGAAGGGCACACAAGCCGACGATGGTACGAACATCTTCTTCAACATCGGTTTTGATAGCACTTGGAACAAGTCGACTAACTTCAGCGGTACTTCACTGACACGTCAGTGGGAATACTTCAATGTTGTAGAGTCTGCTCCTGGTGTATCTTCAGCAATGACAGGTGCCGGTCGTACAGTAACAGACGAAGTTTCGGTTGTTGTAGTTGACGAAGACGGTCTGATCAGCGGAACACCTGGTCAAGTTCTTGAAATCTACCAAAATCTTTCACGCGCCACAGATGCGAAGAAAGACGACGGTACGACTAACTACTATAAGACTGCTATCAACGACTTCTCACGTTGGGTTTGGGCTACAAACGATCGTTCAGGTGCAGCTTCAGCTACACTTGCAAATCTTGCTGATTCGACTGCTGCAGTTCCATATACTAAGTCATTCGTACGTGGTGCAGATGGAGCAACAGAAAGCACCGCATCGATGGCCGCTCTCGGTTCAGCATATGATCTCTTTGCCGATGCAAGCACAGTAGATATTTCCTTGATCCTTCAAGGTAAAGCAATGGGAACTAACGACGTTCAGCTAGCAAACTATCTGATCGACAACATTGCAGAAGTTCGCAAGGATTGTGTAGTATTCGTTTCTCCTGCATACAGCGACGTTGTAGGTATTAACACAGAAAATGTGCAAGCACAGAACATCGTAGATTTCAGACGTCTTCTACGTAATACTTCATATGCATTCCTCGATTCTGGTTACAAGTATCAGTACGACAAATATGCAGACGTATATCGTTATATCCCACTGAACGGTGATATGGCCGGTATTACAGCGCGTAGCGACAGTGTAAGAGATCCTTGGTTCTCACCTGCTGGCTTCACACGTGGCCAAGTAAAGAATCTTGTAAAGCTTGCCTTTAGCCCAAGCAAACCTGAAAGAGATCTTCTGTATAAGAATGATGTCAATCCAGTTGTTACATTCCCTGGTCAAGGCACAATCCTTTACGGAGATAAAACTCTTCTAGGACGTGTGAGTGCATTCGATCGTATTAACGTACGTCGCCTGTTCATCACACTTGAAAAGGCAATTGCTACGGCTTCTAACTCTACTCTGTTTGAATTCAATGACGAATTTACAAGATCGCAGTTCAGAAACCTTGTAGAACCTTATCTACGTGACGTTCAAGGACGTCGTGGAATCGTTGACTTCCGCGTGGTTTGTGACGAGACGAATAATACTGCTGAAGTAATCGACAGCAACCGCTTCGTTGGAGATATCTACATCAAGCCTGCTAAGTCGATCAACTTCATCCAGCTAAACTTCGTCGCCGTAAGATCTGGTGTCGAGTTCAACGAAATCGCTGGCCAGTTCTAATAAATAAGATAAACCTAGGAGGAAAGTAAATGGCTTTTAATATCAATGAAATGAGAAGCCAACTAACTTACGGCGGTGCAAGACAAAACCTGTTCCAAGTGGATATTTTTAATCCTGCGAACAGCGCTGGAGATGCTAAAACCCGATTCATGTGTCAGGCAGCTCAGCTGCCTGGCTCTGACCTCGGTGTTATTCCAGTATTTTACTTTGGCCGTCAAATGAAGTTAGCTGGTGACAGAACATTCGCAGAATGGACAGTTACGATTATCAACGATGAAGACTTCTTGATCCGTAACGCCATGGAAGAATGGTCGAATGCTATCAATCGTCTACAACGTAACGTAAGAGAAATCAATCGTTATAAGTCACAGGCGACAGTGACACAGTTTGCTAAGGACGGATCGAAGCTTCGTACGTACGAATTCAACGGTATCTTCCCAAGCAACATCAGCCCAATCGAACTTGATTGGTCTACAACCGACCAGATCGAACTGTTCCAGGTTACATTCCAGTACGACTATTGGAATGTTGGAGACAGTGTCACAGGCGACGCCGGCGGTGATTAATAAGTAAGGGGTACATCCCCTTACTTTTTCGTTATTTAAATTGGAGAACCCATGGCCGAGTTATTTGGTTTTGAAATTAAAAAGAAGCAAGAAGAAAAAGAGCTTCCATCATTTGCTCCTAAACAGGACGATGATGGAGCTCTTGTTCTTGCCGAAGGTGGAGCTTATGGTCAGTACGTTGATATGGAAGGTGCTATTCGCACCGAGTCAGAGCTCGTCTCGAAGTATAGAGAGATGGCTCAGCATCCAGATATCGAACTTGCTGTCGATGACATTATCAATGAAGCGGTCGTTATTGATCCAAAGAAAGAGGTTGTATCTTTAAATCTTGACGATTTGAAGCAACCAGATAAAGTGAAGAAACTTATCTTAGATGAGTTCGACACTGTACTCGAGCTGCTCGAGTTTAATCAGCACGCATACGAAATTTTCCGTAAATGGTATGTCGACGGCAGAATATTCTATCACTTGATGATTGACGAAAAGAATCCGAGAGACGGAATTCAAGAGCTTCGTTACGTAGATCCTCGCAAGCTTCGTAAAGTCAAGACACAGAAGAAAAGAAAAGCCTCCAAAGACTCGAACGTTATCATTCCTTCAAAGGGTGAAGAGTTCTACATTTACAACGAGAATGGCTTCGGGAAAGTACCGACTCAGCCTAACTACCAAGATCCTACCACGCAGGGTATTAAGATAGCAGTCGACTCGATTATTAACGTGTCTTCTGGCCTTGTCAATGTCAAAGGCGACATGGTTCTTGGTTACCTTCAGAAGGCTATCAAGCCTCTCAACCAATTAAAGGCGATGGAAGACTCATTGGTCATCTATCGTATCTCACGCGCACCTGAACGTCGTATCTTCTACATCGACGTTGGTAACCTACCAAAAATGAAAGCTGAGCAATATCTTCGTGATGTCATGACTCGCTTCAAGAATAAGGTAGTGTATGACGCAGGAACTGGAGAGATCAGAGACGATCGCAAGCACATGACGATGCTTGAAGATTTCTGGCTACCACGTCGTGAAGGCGGTAAAGGTACAGAAATCACTACTCTTCCAGGTGGTCAGAACCTTGGACAGATCGACGACATCGTATACTTCCAACGCAAACTTTACAAAGCTCTGAACGTTCCGATCTCGCGTCTTGATCCTGAACAAGCATTCAACTTCGGTAGAGCTACTGAAGTGACTCGAGACGAAGTTAAGTTTTCCAAATTTATTACACGTCTTCGTGCTCGATTCTCTGATATCTTCAGTAAGATTCTTGAGAAGCAACTCATCTTGAAGGGTATCATTACCTCTGAAGATTGGGCCGAATTTAAGTCTAACTTCAAGTATGAATTCACAGAAGACAATCACTTTGCAGAGCTAAAGAATACCGAGATCCTTCGCGATCGTATCTCGATGCTTCGTGATGTCGATGACTATGCAGGCAAGTACTACTCACATGAATGGATTCGTCGTAACGTTCTGTATCAGACTGAAGAAGATATGAAAGAGATCGACGAGCAAATTGCCGACGAAATCGATAATCCTCAGTATGCTCCGCCAGAAATGGGACCAGATGGACAGCCACTTCCTCCTGGAGATGTAGGCACTCCACCTGCCGCGGATGATTCTGCTCTTGATCCTGCACCTGGTAAACCTAAGCCGAAAGCAACATCTCTACCAAATGTACCAGATTTGGTAGGAAAATAAATACATTATAAATAATAAAAAGATTTTGGAGATTCTATATGGATATTGACGAACTAATTGGAGCAGCTGTAGATCAACAGCCAACTCGCTTTGCCACGGCATTTGATGATCTTATGGGTCAAAAGATCGTAGCAAGATTAGAAGATGAGCGTACTTCATATGCTCAACAAATGTTTGCTTCTGACGAACCTGAAGATACCGATGAAGAAGAATTCGAAGATGATTT